GGGAATCTTGCGCTGCGGAAGAACGCATTGTAAGCTTATAAGGATCATACGAGGACTCCTCTACTTTGCAATAGAGGGGACCACGTAGTTCCCGTCTAAGTGAATCAGGTAGCCTTCGTATAGCAAGTACCCAAGCGTTCCTAAGCCGACGATCGCAGTAATTACGATTACCGCGATCATAAGCAAGGCGCCTGAGTCCATTAGCCATTCGAATAACTTGTTTCGCATTGCATGGTCTTTCTTTTAGAAAGATCGGTCGCACATCGTTCCCATTATAGTAATCCTTGCCGCAAGATTCTCTGAAGGGACCTACATGGTAGGTTTTCTTCGGATTGATCTTGAAGCCAAGGACCCCTAGCATCTTCATCAACAAGTTGACTGAAGAAGTCGGGACTATAATGTCGTCGCCGTAGACACGTACCAGACTGGTGTCTCCACCAGTCATTTGCGTAACGGCCAACGCGAGAGCAAGAAAGATAAGACTTTCGAGCTCAAACGTAAAACCGTTACCCATACTAGAGAACTTTTCATACTGGATAAGCTCCGGTAATCCAGGTTCTTTCGAGGTACCAATCTTCGATCGAATAAGATCCATGTAGTAATACCAGGTTTCTGGTAAAAACTCACGGACAACCTCCCTAGCGATAGTATCGCTGGCGGAGGACAAATCGATCGTGGCGACTCTGCCAGTAACTGACCCAAGATGAGCAAAAGCTTGATTCGGCTTTTGATCATCGAGGTCCAGGCCGAAGCGTTTAAGCCTTCGACGTATCATAGCACCTATCCCCAGCTGGAGATAGATGTTCAGATGCGGTTCAATGGCGATTGCGCGATCGGTTTTGGCATTCTTCGGAACGAAAGTAATTGCGTTGCCTGATACGATAGAGAGCTCAGAGTATTCGAGGAGGGCGTAAGGCCCATCATCGAAGGGACTCAGACCACGCCTAGAGCGTATCCACGTCGGTGTAGAATTAACTACAGCCAACGCTGCAGGCGCGCAGTCCGCCGTAGCGGATAGCGACGAACCTAACTTATCGTAAATGGTCGCTCGGGGACCGGTAACCACATTAGTGGCACCGGGCCCGAAACGGCATGAACGATGCCATTCTTCGAGATCGAAGTTACCGAGGATAGTCGAAATTGTACGAGACATGGCGTGAAAAACGCCATGAACCTCGGGATCCATGATCATAGGATCCTTTCGGTATTCGCGGAAGCGACGATTCGTAGAACGGCAGAGGTCCTCAGCCTCTAGGAGCTTCTCCACTGCCTTACGGCGTGTAAGATGCTCCCTCCCCCCAAAGGGGAACTTCGATAGGAACGACACCGCAAGGTAGTCGTCACGAAAGGCGAAGTGATCGATGTAATCTGATGGATCAATTTCGTGATTCACCAGAGACTCGATATCTCCTTCCCTAAGTGCTATTGCTAGTCCTAAAGAAGTAGGGGTGTCGAGGTCCTCAAAGAGCTGCAAAGCAACCCGTATGGCGAGTTGCTCGCCATTACAGGACCAGGTTTTTGAAAGCCTAGTCAACTCTTTAATGCGATCTTGGATACGCATTAACGGCACCTCTCACTAAACTGGAAATAGATTGACGAAAAAGTCGATCACGACCTGTAAAAGTTCTCCAAGCATTAGCAGAAGAACTTTCAACCAGTCGTTTTCCATGATTAGTAAGCGCCTTCCAGATTCTGAATAGCGTCGGTTTTAACGACGGCATTCTCGATCATGGAGGCAAGTCGGAAGGCCATTTGTTTCTTCTCATCCGCAGTAGCGGATGCGTGAGACTTGACCTCGAAGGTGCCAAGAAGAGTGTGCTTAACAGCACCCGTCACGCCGTCCAGGCTCGGCCACGTAAGACGGCCGGTAACCCGAGACATTCCACTCGTACGGTCTTTCGGCAAGCTAACTTGAAGGCTAGCGAGTCGATAGCCATTCAGAACCCCAGCCGTCTTATCCGCCCAAAAGGCGATATCGGACGAAGGGGACTGATTGAAGGGAACATAGTTAACGTTTACGTTATCCTTGTCCTTCAAAACGAGAGTGGTTTGAGCTGCCATTTGATGAGAACTCCGAGAGTTACGACTAGCCGACCTTCATTGAGTAAATCAATGATTGTTTAAGGTACGGACTTTGCCGGGGTGGTTGTCTTCCGAAGGCTGCACTAAGAAGAGCGATACAGTTCGCGAATCTGGTAAGATTCAGACCTGAACCGCGCTTAATAGTAAAGACAGGGTCGACAACCGAGTTAAAACGCTGATAATGTCTTTGGGACCATATTGTCTTGGCTCCATTGACACCATTAACGTTATTCGAGGAGTGGTACTCCACCACACCTTGCCTGGTCACCAACAGGGTTGACCATCTGTCACGGATGGTTAGTCCGTTGAACGCCGTGAGAGCCTGTAGAAAGTCACCGACCCTAAAGAAGTAGTCGACGACGAAACTATAGGGGAGAAGCTCCCAAGCAAGCAAAGCAGGGTTGTCAATACCTGTTTGTGCTAGCGTGGCCAAGTTCGGGTTGGTTATCTCAAGATAGTAACCAGTCTGAGCTTGGGCTTGAGTCCATATACGTTCAGTGTAAGTAGGACTGCCCGTATAATCGTAGAAAGAACCACTTCCTACTGACTCAAAGTCGCCTTTTTCCATCGCCCTAACGACGATGCGAATCGGACGACCGACCATGTGCTGAGCGAGGAGCTCAGCTGCAGAAGTCACGTCAGAAATGAGAGGTTTAATCCCATACTGAAGTGCTAACCAAGCATCCGTGACGCGCTTGTTAATAGTGCGTCCAGGATTCTTGAAAGGCCGCAAGGCCTTAAGCTTGGCTCCAGCCCTCCACTCGGAAAGAGAAATCTTTCTTTGTTGAAGGCGGAAAGTCAGCTCCTGCAAGGCCAGATCTGGCC